GCAGGATCAGTGGGTTCAAACAGAAGTAGTGCTTCAGGCGTAGCTGGTCAAGCTTCATCGAAAGCCGCTGGTGGCACTGCTGGTAATTATTCTGGTGGCGCTGGAGGTCATGGTAGTTTCGGATCTGGCGGTGGTGGCCCAGCTGGTACAGACACTTTTAACGGTTCAAAGAACGCGCCTGTTAATGTAAGTGCTGGAGCAGGAGCGACTGTTTCACAGCTTATTAACAAACCAAATGGTGCGCAAAGCGTAAAGGTTTTTGTAGGTACTGGCGGCGCAGGCGGACAAGGGTTTAGTACATTTATCGGGGGCAACGGTAATGTTCAAGGAGCAAACGTGGCAGCAGGAGGCAATGGCGGCAACGGCTTTGTAGCAGTAGCCGATCCTAACTCAGGTGGCATTGAAGTTGACTTACTTTCAATCGTTAACCGACTTACAGCAGCAGGTATTTAATTAACTAAACAGTACCTACAAAGGTAATAAATGTGGCATCAGTTAAACGGCAGCGCATAAGCACCCAAGAAGCACGAATGAAATCGTCGTTAAAATTTGCAGAGGAACGAGAAAGACCTCCGTTACAACCGAAGACACCCAATCAAGATAAGTATCTTAAAGCATTAAAAAACCCACATTGCCCGGTGATCATTGCATCGGGTGTGGCGGGGTCAGGTAAAACCTTCCTAGCGTGCGCTTATGCCGCTGATCAATTCATGCAGAACCGTGTACAGAAGATCATTCTGTGTCGCGCCAACATTCCTACTGGCCGAAGTCTTGGCGCATTTAAAGGTGATAAAGACGACAAGATGATGAACTGGGTTATGCCTATGGTCGACGTACTCAAGCAGCGCATGGGTGCAGGCCGTTTTGACACAGCTTTGGCTAATGGCAACATCGAGCTGCAACCTTTAGAGACGATCAGAGGGCGTAGTTTTGGTGGTGAGAAAGAAGGTGCGATGGTGCTCATTGATGAAGCACAGCAGATGACTGTTGAAGAAATCAAAGCGGTGACTACTCGGATCGGTGAGAATTGTGTGTTGGTATTGATGGGCGACTTGGCCCAATCAGACATTAAACAATCGTCAGGGCTAGGTGTGTTAATCAAACTACTTGATAAACATAAGCTGCCGATTACAGTTATTGACTTTGAAATCTCAGACATTCAACGCAGCGATACTTGTCGTATGTTCGTGGAATTATTCTATAAAGAGGGGATATGATATGGAAGCATTATGGGAAGCGTTAGCATTTTTAGTACAGGCAATTACAGTGGGAGGGATAGCTGGCGTTGTGCTAGCGATCATTGGTATAGTGCCTGTAGAGATTCACCGTAACATAGAACTGCACGTTAACAACAAGGAAGAAGGAGCTAGGATTTTAAAATCCTGGGGGCTAGCTTTAGGCACTGAACCAGAGGACGAAGAAGGCTAAATAGGGCTTAAAAATTGCTGGCAGGAATGCTGGCAAACTGTCCCGAAACAACCCGATTCTACCCTAAATGCTGGCAAAATAATTTCGTTAAGTTATTGATTTATAACGATAAGTAGAGTGCATTTAAAAGATCGAGTCTCTCCGTCCGCACCATTCGAGCCCTTGATTTATAAGGGTTTTATTTTCAATGCTGGCAAAATGCTGGCAGAAGGTACACGATTATGTACTTAATTCCCCAAGTGCTTCTTATACGCTTCCTCTAATTTAGACCCGTGCTTCACACCTGTTTGCTGAATAAACCGTGCGTAATATTTCAGCGTGGTCGAACTGTCAGCATGTCCCATTTGTTTTGAAATATAAGACAGGTTCTCGCCAACGGCTAACATGGTCGATGCGTAAGTGTGTCGAGTTTGATAAGGGACTCTATAACGAACGCCTGCTTTCTTTAAAGCGGTGATCCACTGAGCTCGTATTTTATTAGTCGTAGACCAAGGCTGACCTGTGAGCGGGTTCAGAAAAACAATGTCATTAGGCGGAGTAGATTTAATAAATGAATATTCTTTGTACGCTTTTAAACACTTCATTGCAGGTTCGACTACATCAACTGTTCTAAAAGAGGCTTGTGATTTAGGTGGCTGGAACGTATTAGGGCTAGCATCAACGATTACTTGGTCAATTAGCACAGTACATCCAACGAAATCGACACGACACCAACATAAACCTCGGATTTCTTCTGGGCGCAGACCTGTAAAGAACTGGAACATTAACTGCAATCCAAGTTGTCTAGGAGCGGCTCTGATGATAGCTTCTCGTTCTTCCCAAGAGAAAGGGTCAATTCGAGTGGCTTCAGATTTTATAACCACTGTTTGTTTTTTGAGCTTTTTACCTAATAGGGGATTCACAGAGATAATCCCTTCTTCTACTGCTTCGTTGAGCGCATCACGCAGCACAGCGATACGCTGGGCGCGAGTACTAGGCAGCACATCCATCGCTAAAGCCCAGTCTTTAACCATTGCCCAGGTCACATCAACGACGCAAGTATTAGCAAGCTCAGTTCCTAAGAGCTGCCCATTGATAATCCGCTTATAGAATATGTAAGTACCAGGTCCGATGCTGTAGTGACTGTTAAGCCAATGTTCTAGAAAGGTATAGAAGTTTTTGCGGTCAGAATATAGCAACGCCCTTGGAGAATTGGGAAACGTGGCTAAGTAGTCGAACGTCCCTAATTTAATAGATTCATTGATTTGCGCTAAGTGAACATAGCATCGTTTTAGATTAGCGGGCGTGGGCTCAAGTTTGATTGATTCGCGTTGCCTGTCTTTGGGTGTTGGGTAGCGGAAGACAATTTCGATCGTACTTTTAGAGATCGCTCTGACGTTCTTGAACTGCTCACTTTTCGGTCTACCCATGCTTCGTACCCTCCAAGGCTAATCAATATCCTATTGTCGGGTGCTCTAGAGAATACTTCATTCTCTTGCCACACACCTTCACTTATTTTAGAACGTATGGCTATTTCTGTATAGCCTGATAATTCTGAAAACTTACTAATCGTTACTCTATCTAGCATCTTCATATGATTCAACCAATTTATTGAGATACCACGCTGCCTTTTTGGCATCCTCTGCGGTGTCCCATTTTTCCCTCCATAGGTATTTAATTACGGTCGCTCTGCAATGGGCCCGGAATCCTTCCGGTCCTAGTGCAGCGCGTATGGCGTCAATGCATTGCATTCCTGTATCGGATTGATAGTGCATTGGTTGTTTAACCATATCGTGTTCTTTCATGTTATTAGCCCTGCTTATATTTGGAGGTTTAAAAAAAGTTAATTAGGTGGCCCTTGCTGGCACTGTTCGTTTTGGTTGTTGCCAAAGTTCGTTTGCATAAACGCAAATTCTGGACTACCAACTGCATACTTTGGAAATAACTGGCTGTTACAGTCTGTAAATGTGCACCACCATTGCCAAATTGTATTCTCAGTCATCCAATGCATTTTTTTGCAGCGCATTTTACTAAAATTAAAATTTGTTTTCATAACTAAAATTGCACCCCTCGAATGACACCGCGTACGGTGATCTTCGGGTCTGCTAAATTAATCGTTGTACTTATGCCTACGACAGTCGGATGATGGGTCTCTACCTCATCTCCATTGATACTGGTAACGACACGAATAATGCAGGAGTCTTTTCCATAACGGACTAGAACCTGATTACCTTTTTCCCACTTTGCCAGTGGCTCTATTATGGCGTATTCGCCCACACTGTAGCGTGGTGAGTACTCGTTTGTATCAATCTCGACCGCAAAAGCTTCTGAGATTGCTAATGTCATGATATTTACTGTTTTCCCTGTAACGGCTCTCCCCGTCAATGTTAATGACACTGGAATCTCCATACTCTTTGTCGGCGTAATTGCATGTAGGATCTTGTACTCGTCAAGTCCTGTTACCAACAAACTCAAATCGCATCGAATCAGGCTTGCTAAAGAAAGCACCATCATCGGATTAACTGCAACTGTGCCGTGCAACATCTGACTAAACATTGGCTGGGTAATGCCAAGTTGTTTAGCTGCGTTTTGTTGAGTAAGGTCTTGTCCAGACTTCTTGTTCTTATAGTCATTCCATGAGTTAGTAATACGCCGCGACATCTCAAGGGAATCCTTGGATATGCTTCGTTTACTGGTGGGCGGTGCGCCCGTTTTTGTTTTTACTGTGGTCATCTGATTCCGCCTCCATACAGTGTTGAATTAGCCAACGAGCAATGTCCTTTGCTGGTAATACATTAGCTTTATTCAAGACCGATTTTACAAGTCCATGTTCCCAGTGGTCCGTCTCTGTGAGAAGGATACCTCCATCTGGTGACCCAATAATACAAGCACAGCTTATGTCTTGTCCAGACATTTTTATTAGCCATGCTAATTGTTGTGCAGAAAGATTGGGTTTAATGACTGTGCTGCCACGTTTTGGAAGGGCTGCAATCCATTTGTACTCGACCCAAATATTTCCGTGAGGGCCTGCATACCAGCAGTCGGGAACGCCGCCTGCGTAGTTATCATGGATTTTCCACTTGTGCATCTCTGCAGGCAAGTGGCGGTGGACGGAACGAATGTATCCATGCTCGTTCAAAGGTTAGGGCCTCTTCATCAAGGGCTCCGTCCACCATAAAAAAAGCGTTGCTTCCATACAACGCTCAGTGCGCAGCGGTTAGGCTGCTTTTTGGTCTACGTGACCAGACAGATGCTTGTAAGCTTCTTCTGCCTTAGCGTGTAGGTCAGGGGATGCCCAGCCTTTGCGCTCGATCTTGTAGTTAAGATACGTCTTACCGTTCTTCTTATTCTCTTCTGTGATGCCAGATACAGCCCACACAGCTGAGAAACGATCGCCGCCCGCTGCTGCAATCTGATTGTTCCAACGATTAGACACTTTGGCCTTGGTACGAGGGAACTTCATGATAGCGCCAGTGGCTTTGCCAGTCTCGAGATTAAGTACGAGTACGTAGTGACGAGGTGAATCGTTTACGTCGTAGTTATCAATGTCTTCAAATTCTGCAGAAGGACTATTGAACGCTTGCTCAATAGCTTCTTTAGACTCGAATTCTTTGGTATTGGTTGCTGCGTCGAGAAACGGGTAGTTGGTGTTCTTGTTCCACGCCATCCAGAAATGATCGTAGTACACATTGACTACTAAACATTCTGCCATGATCTCGCGAGTCTGGTCATTGAACATCATGCCGGGCTTTGCACCAGGAATATAACGCGCATGACTTTCGTCACATTCGTTGCTGATCTTTTGGAGCAGCTTGATCTCTGGAATATCATCGGAGGAAACTGTAACGTTTTCGTTGCCGAGGCCGGCAGCGTTGGTTACATGGTCTGGGGTGTCATCAATTAGCATTAAGCTTGATGGTGTTGCAATTTCTTTTTTGGACATTGGACTTTTACTCACTTTAGTTACATTGGACGCTGGACCCTGTTGGGTAGCACGTTAATTATAAGCCCTGCTTATAACTATGTATATAAGTAGGGCTTATTTATTTACAAAGCTCGAAGGTTTAACTTACGGTCTTTGAAAATCTCGACACCAGGAACTTCATGTCCGAGGTTTAATAGCTCACGAAACGCTGCTGCGCTCATGCGTTTTTGCAAGAGGTAGAACGAGTCGTTGGTCTTGATGTAGTCGTACACAAGATCCCAATCTTTGACAGTAGGTACGTCAGTCTCTGAGATAGATACGTTGGCACTAAGACCGCCGATACGCTTGGCACCTTGGTCGTCCATCTTGACCATGATCTCGCTGGATAAGTTTTTGAAGTCTTCCTTGAGTGCGTTGACTTTCTTTTCGTCAGCACGGATTACTTCGCGTAGTTGATGTGCCTGTTCGATCAGGTCACCTAATTTTGAATCAGTCATTGGTATTCTCCATTAATATTTTTTTAAGTTGCTTAACCGACTTGCCAGTAATTATGGCCAGCTCAGATAGCAGTAGGTTTGGGTTGCTGTCGAATAGGTTTATAATTTGTTCGTTACTCATACGTCTTCCTTTTATAAGGGGTCCATGTCCATTGCTTCTTCGTAATAGGTGTCACCGTCGTGATGTTCTTTAGTGGCCACATAACCGATAAGATTTACGTAATGATGTGATGGGCCGTAAGTGAAGTAGATCCATCGCTGACCGTTTTGGTCCACTTCGTCATCACCGCTAACAACTGACCAGATTTGCGACTCAACGTAACCAAGTGCTAATAGCTCAGAAATACGGTAGAAGTAATCACCGCCTTCATCTCTGATCTCTTCAAACGGGAAGTCTGCTTCGTGAATTGTTGTCATTCGTCACTCTCCATTTCATGAATTGTATATCCTTCTTCTTGGCCTCCTGAGTGAGTGTAGTCAGCTAACTGAGCCCACGTAGTAAAGCCTTGAGAACCCAGATATATTGAATCAAACTCTTCGCCACTGTTGTCCCATGTACCTACCATGGCCACAGTAGCGGTTTCTGACATATCGCCATAACATTTAATGCCTTTATAAGTTGTCATACGTCCTCCTTAATTTCTTCGTAACGAAGGTCTTCGTAGACAGTCTCGTTTATAAACATTCTAACGATAGCTTCGGCTTGTTTATCGTCAACTAGAAAAATCTCAGTGCTTATACATCCACTTGTTTCAGCTTTTGTTAACTCCGCTGCAGTGCAAGTGTGTGGGTCAATGACATTTGGTAGGTAATCACTTACATGAGATGGGTTCCAAAATTTATAAGTTTTTAATTTTGTTTTTCTTAGCTCAAGTTTTTCTAGTTCGAGGTTCACTTCATGTATTTTGTCGTCAAACATTTCTATTAGTTCGTGGCCATAGTCGTCTTCAGAGCTAAAGAACTGATCTTTCCAGTGCTCTAAAGCGCTAAGAAAACCTTCTGTGCAGTGTTTACATGAATATAGTTTAGTAAGTCGCATACGTTCTCCTATGCTGCTTTAGTGATTTGATTGAACAACGACAACAGGTCATTCATGCGTGTCATTTTCTCGCCAAGTCGCTCGTACACTTTGGTTTCGTGTGTGTCACGGGCTGCGATCATGATGGTCTCAGTCTTTTGTGTCTGGCCTGCACGGTAGATACGACGGTTCATCTGCTGGAAGTGCTCGGCATTGTACGATGGGCTACACCAGATGGTCGTAGTGCCCTTGGTCAATGTCAGTCCGTGACCAGCGGCCTGCGGGTGACAGAAAATAACCTGGAGCTTACCAGCTTGGTAGTCGCGAACGATCTCAGTACGTCGAGCAACGGGCACTGTGCCGTCGATGTATGCATACTCGATACCCATCTTGTCAGCGAGCTTGCAAAGTTCTGTGCGCTCATGTCGCCAGTTAAAGGCAACAAGACTGTGCTTGCGTGCAGCAACTAACTCCATGACAAGATCATAGCGTTGTGTGTGGAATACTTTAGGGACGCCATCTTCGTTATAGATTGCACCTGTGCATAGCTGCAATAGCTTTTTGACCTTGGCGCCTG